TGCGTGACGCGCTCGCTACGTGTCTCTCACCCCACCGCGCAACATACAATCCCCACTAGCAATACCCCCGCCGGGCATCTGGCCCCCGATAGACCCCTGGTCTCGGAACGGCACCCGGCACCCCGCGCTAGAGGCGCGGGTTTCACTGCGAGACGCCAGGAGCGCACCCGTTGACCGACACCACCCCCACCGACGGCACAACCACCACCGACCCCGGGAACCCCGACGGGCAGCAGGACACCAACCCTGCCAGCCGGGAGGACACACCCCGACCGGAGGGAAGTGACGCGGCTGGCGTCTCGCAGCACCAACAGCCCGACCCCACCGGCGAGCAGAAAATGTTCCCCGAAAACCACGTCAAAGACCTGCGCAACGAGGCGGCGAAGTACCGCACGGAGCGCAACGAACTGGCGCAGCGCATGGAAGCGTTCGAGTCGGAGCAGAAGGCGATGGTCCAGAACCTCGCCAAGGCCCTCGGTTTGGCTGATGCGGAGGCGGAGAAGTCCCCGGACGACATCATCGCCGAGATCGCCGCCGAACGCGACAAGTTCGCTTCCGAGCGGGACGACTACCAGCAGCGGTTGGCCGAGTTCCGGCGCACCGAAGCGATCCGGCAGGCAGCCAAGCAGGCTGACGCCGACGCCGACATTCTGCTCGATTCCCGCACCTTCACCGACAAGGTGCAGGCCCTAGACACCGACGACGACAACTACCCCGCCCTGGTGGCGGACCTTGTTGCCGACGCCGTGAACACGAACCCCCGCTACAAGGCCACCCCGGCGGTGCCCACCAGCTCCGGTTCCGACCCCCAGAAGACAGCGCCCCCCGCCGAAACCCCCTCAGGTCCGGCCGCTTGGCACGCCAAGCGCTTCGGCAAGCGCTAACCCCCTCACCCCCCTTTAAGGAAGGCCAGTCATGGCTAACACCATTTCCGTGGGCACCGCCGCCGACGTCGCCGTCGCAACCCTGTACGAGCGTCTCGGTGCCACCAACCTCGTCCACCGCGACTTCTCCCAGACGATGGTCACCGCCAAGCGCGGCGACACCATGAACGTGCGCAAGCCCACCACGTTCGTCGCCAACGACTTCGACCACGACACCGGCATCGTCATCCAGGACGTCAACGAGGGCACCGTCCCCGTCAAGCTGGACAAGATCGCCGACGTGTCGTTCTCCCTCACCGACACCGAGCTCACGCTTGAGGTCGACGAGTTCGCCAACCGGTTCATCGCCCCCGCCATCGAGGCGATCGCGCAGAAGATCGACCGCGCCGTCATCGCCAACGCCGCCGCCTCCGTCACCGCCGAGGTCGGCTCCGGCGACGGCACCGGCACCGTGCCCGGCAAGTACTCGTGGGACGACCACAAGGTCCTCATCGACGCCGGCTACGTCCTGAACCGCAACAATGTGCCGCTGGACAATCGGTACACGCTGATCGGTGCGATGGCCGAGGCCGAGTGGCGCAGCGCCGACAGCATCCAGCACGCCGACAAGTCCGGCAGCACCGAGGCCCTGCGCCAGGGCTCCGTCGGGCAGAACCTGCACGGCTTCGACGTGTTCTGGACCCAGAACGTCGCCGCCCCCTCCGGCACCCCCGTCTCCGGCGATCCGACCACCGAGGTTGGTGTCGCGTTCCACCGTGACGCGTTCACCTTCACCAACGCCGCCCTCTACATCCCCGCCGACGCCAACGCGGCCGTGCAGTCCTACAACGGGCTCACCCTGCGTGTCATCCAAGCGTACGACGCGATCCACAAGAAGACCGTCTTCTCCGTGGACTGCCTGTACGGCGTCAGCACCTTGGACCCGAAGAAGGCGGTCCTGGTCAAGGGTGCCGACGCGATCTGATGCACGTCTACCGCAACGCGACCACCGGGCAGACCGTCGAGTCTGAGGATCGTATTCCTCGGCTTGATGGTCTGGCCCGGTGGGAGCACACCGAACAGGCCGACAAGCCCGCACCTCGCCAGTCTGCCAAGCCTGCCGAGGATGACCCGGCGGAACCGTCCGACACTGTCGGCGGAGACGCCACCCCCACCCGTAGGCCCCGTAGCCGGAAGGCGTCTAAGTGATCGTGTACGCCGACCGAAACAAGCTCGCAGAGTTCGTTTCGGTAATCCCCGACAATGCGGAGACGCTACTCCGGTACGCGTCCCTGCTCGTCGCGGGGGCAACACGCCATGACCGCTACGACGTGGACCCGGCCGGGAAACCGTCGGACCCGTTCACGATCGGCGCGTTCGAGGACGCCACCTGCCTACAGGTCGCCGAATGGGCAGCGGCAGGTGTTGATCCTGTCGCCGCCGGCGCACCGTCGGGGCAGACCGTCAAGTCGTCCAGCATCGCCGGCGGCAACGTCACCTTCGACGTGGAGGGCGACACTGATCGACGCACCGTGTCCGCAACCACCCTGTGTGTCGCTGCTGTTGAGGCGCTGCGCCAGGAGGGCTTGTGCTCTGGGGTGGTGTGGACTTGATGGCCGATCCGCTTGCCGCCTGGTGGTCGCACGAAGTGGTCCTGTCCCGGTTTCTGGGGGCGGGCACGTTCGGCGACGAATGGGACGATCCCGTCACTGTGATGGCGGCGGTTGATGACACCACCAAGACGGTGACCGACGGGGACGGCAGCGAGACAGTGTCGTCCACGTCGGTGGTGTTCCCCATCGACGTCGGATACATCCAGCCCGGCTCCCAGGTCACCCTCCCGCAACTGTTCGGCGGCAGAACCTCGCGGGTCATTTCCTGCCAGGTCGCGCACGGCGGCACCCAGCCGACTCCCAACCATGTGGAGGTGATGCTCGAATGAGTATCAGTTTCTCGTGGCAGGACGGTCTCGCACGGGCCGCCCTCAACACCGGCAAGCAGGGCGCGCTTCGCATGGCGTCTGAGGCTGTTTTGGGGGAGTCCAACGACCGGGTGCCGGTCCGTGAGGGCGACCTCCGCGACTCGGGCCGCACCGCAGTATCCGGGGATGAGGCAGCCATCGGCTACGACACCCCCTACGCCGCACGCCAACACGAGGAAATCGGCTGGAACCACCCCAACGGTGGTCAGGCCAAGTTCCTCGAAACCGCACTGAACGACCGGGCGGATGACGTGATGCAGATCCTCGCCCAAGGCATCGGCCGGGGGCTGGGCCTGTGAACGTCTACCACACCGACCGCGAGGTCACGGCAGCCGTCATCGACTGGCTCGACGCAAACCAGCTCGGCACCACCGTGGTCGCGTCTGCCACCCCAACACGTCCCGCAATATTCATGGGGGCCATGCCCACCAGCCCCGACGACGCGGTGACGGTCAACGTCTACAACACGTCACACGCCCGCACAGACACCGGCAACCCCGACATCTGGATTCAGTTCCGGTGGCGGGCAGCAGGCGGCGACCCCAGGCGGGTCGGAGACATGGCAGACGCAGCCGGTGCCCTGCTGGACGACCAGTCGCACTTCCCCCTCAACGACCGGGTGCACGTCAGGTACGCGACCCGCACAGTCCGAACCCCCATCGGACAAGACGAGAACCGCCGCTACGAACGCGCCGACTCGTACCTGCTTTCCCTCAAACCACCCCGATAGGAGCACCCAATGGTGTACAAGGCCCCCTCATCTTCCACGCTTGAGACGCAGCTCGCACGCGCCTGGGCAGTCCAGGTCAACACCGGCACCGAGGACGTCCCCGAGTGGGTGTTCGTGCGTGGTCTCGACTCCGTCAACCCCGTCTCGGAGAAGTCCACCCAGGACGACGGTGACATCGACTCGGAGGGCTTCGGCTCCCAGATCGGCACCGAAATCTCGTTCACGCTCACCCTGGAGGGTAAGCGGAAGGGCGAGCACGAGGCGGAGACGTTCACCGCCGACCCCGGCCAGGAGTACCTGCGCCTCAAGGGCGACAAGACCGGCTACGAGGGCATCGGGCATGTCCGCTGGTGGCGCACCGATGGCGACCCGGAGGCCCGCGAGATGTTCGCCGACGTGTCGTACCAGTCCGGTGGCGGCGGCAAGGGCGACCTGCGCTCGTTCACCGCGACCCTCAACTCGCGTGGCAAGCCGACCGACATCGCGATCCCGACCGAGCCGGTCACCCCGTGATCGGACACCGCTAACCGCTTGACGTGGCCCGGTCCCAATTCCGGGGCCGGGCCACACCCATAACCGCCCCCTCACCTTTGGAGAACCCCCCACCGTGTCTGACTTCGGCGACCTCCGCCAGTTCCTCGCCCGCGACCTCGTCCTCGCGATCGACGGCGACGAGTACACAGTCACCGCCCCCAACGCCGAAAAGGGCTTGGAGATGATGTCCCGCGTTGTCGGACCGAACTCCAACCCCCTCGCCGACATGCAGGTCGGCGTCGAACTATTGGGCGGCAGGTGGGACGACGACAAGAAAACGTGGGTCAAGACCAAGGGCTCCACCTTCGCGAAGCTGATGAAGGAACAGGACTGGGACACGGTACGGCGTGTGGCGATGACCAGCATGTTGTACTTCCTCGTAGACAAGAACGTCGCCACCCGCTACTGGCGCACCGGCTCCGTCGCACTCGGCTCCGATGACGACGACCAGGAGTCATCTCCCAGCCAGTAGTACTGCTACCCGGACCGTACGGGGACTACAACCCCAACCCGCGAGCGTACGGCCCGGACGATCCCGGCGGCGGACCATACGACCCCGAGACCGGTTTGCGGGACTGGTACAACCCCGAACCAAAAGATGACGACGAACCC